CTGCCACCTGGTCATATGTGAAAGGCGTCAGGCGATTAATATTCTGTGCCTTGACTGCAGAAGCAGTTCCTGAAGATTGGTATGCGGGGATTCCAGTGGGTGGAATGCCAACCGTCGCAGTATATGCGCTGCCCTGGTAACGCGCACCGACAGGCGTGGCAGTCGTGTTAATTCCAGAACCAGGAATGGGGACCTTACAAGAGCGGTAGCAGGTGGGCTGAACGACCCAAACGAGTTCCTTGACAGGGTGGTTGAACGTCAGGTCAATGCGATTCTGGTAGGCGGAAAGACCCTTGTCTTCATTGTACTGAATCTGTTCAATGAGGTACTCGTGAGACTCCTGTGCCATACGACGACGCTCATCGACGTCCAGGTAGATGTAATCGGTATAGATGGCGGCGTTTGAGGGCGACGCAGGGACAGGCACGTGATTGTAATCTCCAGAAATGGTCTGGTTATCGTTCCAGAGGAGGTTAATCTTGACTTCGTGATACTGGAGGGCAATAAGGGGGAGAGCCGCACCAGGGTTCTTCGTAAAGAAGAACTTGAGAGGGACATAGACGATGGTAGGGTGACCAGGATTGTTGTGTCCAGCAACGCCATCAGAGCATCCAGCAGGGACGCCAGGAATAAACACCTGTCCAGCAGACGCCGTTCCTGCTCCACTGACGTAGTAACCTAAGTTTGCAGTTCCACTTTGAGTTCCAAGCGTGACAGCGTCGACACCTTGAGTTGCTGTTGTCGATATAGCTGATCCACTGGCAGGCGAACTCCCAGATGGACTGACGATAGTAAACTGTTCGGCATTACCAACATAAGAAGAAACGACTTGAGGGCGTCCTGCGACACCGTTCATCTTGTGGAGCATAACACTCTGCTCCGTCGTGCCAGAGAGAGTATCCCACAGGAACATCCACTCGCCATACTGACGGTCAATGAGCTGTCCGCCAATCTCAAGCTCTGCGTACTTCAAAAGATTGTATCCCAGCTGGTACTGGTCGTTGTTGTAAACAGCAGTCTTGCGAGTTACGGAATCGTAGTGGGGAAGATGGACTTCCAGGTAGGTGGAATAAAGTAAGTCAGCGTGACGACCGAGAGTGGCACTCTGCTTCGTCCCCCAAGAAGGCTGTCCAGTGAAGTTAATGCGGAAAGCTTCCATCGCAAAGTTCGTGTGACGCTTGAACATTCCCTTCCAAAAGGTAATCTGAGGATTACCAGTCAAATATGCGTCTTGTGCGCCGTGTGCAACGAGTTGAAGTAATCCGCCGCCCATTTGTCTTTATATGTTAGACATACTGATTTTTTTAGCGACGCGACTTACGGCGAGTGCGACGACTGGACTTGCGACGACGACCGCCCTCCTCCTCCATAGGCGTCTCCTCCTTCTCCTCCTCCTCTTCGCCCTCAGCACCACCACGCTTTCCCTTGGAATAAGTCTTCTTCGCCGCCAGAATGACCTTCTTGAGTCCATCGCCCTTCTTGTAGGTGCCGCTGGACTTCATGCGACGCATAGTCTTCTTCACGTGAGCAAGCCAACGATTCGCCATTTGTGTATGTTCTTAATAGAGATTTTTAACCACGACGAGCGGTCTTTGCGAGAATACTCTTCGCGAGGTTCTTGCCCTGTGTATACCCAGTGTATCCACGCCTCATCTGGTCATTCAGGGCATTCTGTTTAAAGGCACTTTCACTTCCATAATCCTTTACTGTCGCCACAACCTCGTCACTTGCGTCTCCATAAGTCGAACGACGTGCAATAGCATCCTTATCTTTCTGCGTCAAGCCAGAACTCGTTCCGAACATACCACCTCGGCGACGACGAGTTGTCTTACGACCGCCCTTGCGACGCATCGTCTTGCGTCCCTTACCCTTGCGCACCTGCATGGGAGGATAAGGTCCTGTCTTGGAACTCTGTTGACGAACTAAAGATGGACGCACTGGTGGACCTGGTGGCGTAGGCATTTGTTTGATTTATTATCAAGGTTTTAAACTTTCGTTACACGTCCCCGAAATCCACGCACGACCGCATCTGGAACTTTCTTTTCCATCGGGACACCTGCTAAACAGCAGTAATGGAAATACCAGGAATACATTCCGCACTCTGAGTTCTCATATTGGTGTCGCGTAGTGTTATACGTCAATCGCATAGGTTTTGAGTGAACGCCAGTTTTGTCCCATTGAACTTTCCACGCTTTCATGAGTTTCTGTATTTCTTTCTCAGGACGTTGAGCGTATGAATCAAAATATGTCATTCGTGGATATTCAAGATCAGGACGAATATCGCAAAATACGGCTACCCAATGTTCTCCTGGACCTGTACTAACATCTGTATTGAACACTATTCCAATTTGAGTCTTTCCCTTCTTTGATAACGCACGAATATCGGTAGAACACAGAGTGCTTATTAAACACTTTCCAGTTTCAGATGTTTCTCCAAAATCTATTGGGAATGTTCCAAGAAACTCGTAACTCGCAAACACTCTTTCAAGTTCCCTTTCAAGTTTCTCAATATCTTCATTACTCAACCACTCTTCTGGATTATTTTTCCATTCCTTTGGAGCTTTAGGGTGTTTCATTAAAGACGTGACGATACATTCGGCACGTCCAGTCTTACATTTCTTACGAAGACGCGTACGTAGCGTTTTCCATACTTGCTTGATATCTCCGCCAACAATCGGCGGTTCCATTGAATGTTCCTCATTATAAACAGACCGAAGTCTTTCAACTTCATTTGAATCAAAGTTCATTCCCTTACATTGAAAACGGAATTAACTTTGAGAGAGTAGGAAGAGTAGATAAAATGACGGACGTACGTGCAGAACTTAAGACCCAAATGGCGAAGTATATTGTGGTGGACAATGCCCTTCAGCAGGTGAATGCGAAGGCACAGGAGTTGCGAAAGGAGAAAAAGAGTACGGAAGAGTTTCTTGCGATTCTGTTACAGTATCCAGAGATTCAGACCATCAATACGCTGAAGAATGACGCAGGAGATACAATCAAGGTACAAAGGCCCGGAACTTGGAATAAGGGATGGACGCTTTCCAAGAAAGAGCTGGAATCTATGCTGAACACTTACTTTGATAAAAATGATGAGCCGAACGCACAGGAATGCTTTAACTTCATCGTGGAGGAGAACAAGAAGAGCATGGTGTCGTCGGATTTCTCATTCAGTCGCCCAACTTAAATTGTGAAAGAATAGTAATGTCAGGTCCTACGGATTTTGATGAATTCATAAACCTACCCATTCCGCGAGATACTCGGCGTAGTATAAGACCGAAGGTTTTATCGCCGTTAAAAGGACAATCGTATCAACAACTTATGGATGCCCAACGGGCAGAAAAGGAAACTATAAACGCACGAAAACGTGCTATAGCGGAAGAACGTGGAAATGCGGAGTTACTTGATAGACTTAAAACTAGAAAAAATAAGCTAGGAAGTCAAATCTATGAACGTGGAATCGGTGCTGACCTTGATAAAACACAAATATGTAACTGGAAGCTTATTGACCTTGCGAATGGAATATTTCAACCAGACTTTTTGGCTTTGAATTTCAGTCATGTAACTACTCGTGGACAACTTAGATCATTAGTGAGAGGACTTTGGGAGTTCTCTAGTCCGACAGATCAGTGTAATAATACGGTAGGAAGAGCTGGATCAGAGGGTAATACAGAATGTTGGGTATGTGGAGGTATTATTGATTTAACAACAAAAATAAAGGAACTTCAACCATCGTGCGACCATGTACTTCCAATAGCACAAGCTGCCATGTTTTTGGAGTTATTTAAAAACCCGAAAGTAATGAAAAAGTTTGTATCAAAGCGGTTAATAAAACCATCAACAGAAATTCCAGTATTGACGGACGCCGAAGTTGATAAAAAAGTTGAAGAGTTTGAAAAAAAACTAACGCATGGAACTCCTACAGAGTTAATGAATTTAGAATATGCGTGGGCGCATCTTGGATGTAATCTTTCAAAGCAAGATATGGTGTTTATACAACTAAATCATTCGGATGCAAGAAAAAATGTTGTTACTTGGGAGTTAAACACTTCCAACACGGAGAAAGCGATTCGTAAAGTTTTGACAGACTCACGCACGGAAAATATTCCTGCAAGAAAAGACGGATATTATATTTTAAAAAAAGGTAAAATTCAGCCAGTGGATAAAGAAGAATGGATACCATATAGAGTGAAAAAGATGGCAGAATTTAGGTTGAATAATATTGTTGCTACTCTGAACTCTGAACGACTTGGCGCTACAGAGATTCTTGCGAATGAATCTTTAACAAAATGTATAAATACATCTGACCCTAGAGCTTTACAATATATAAAGGAGAAGGGAAGACAAGTAGATTTGGTTACAGAAGCTATTGTGGGGAGTCAAGCTATGAGCGTTGGAGCGGATACATTAACAGATATTGAGGCAGTATCGGTTGTATCTTCTCAAGAAGAACAGCAGCCTCTTACAAAACGCAGACGAATTGGGCAAGGTAGAAAACGAAATCGTAAAACTAGAAGAGTAAGAAAGCACTAATAATGACGGCATACAATCCATACAACACAAACAATCGCTTGTTTGCCAAATCGGACATTCAAGCGATTCTTTCAAAACATGGTTGTGAGGATATTAAAGTTCGGAATCCACAACTTTTCCAAACTGCGATGGTCCATTCATCCTACGTAAAACGCAAAGAATACACCACACCAACAGGAGAAACAAGCCAACTATCTTCTCGCCCTGAATCCGCTCTTGAACTATTCGACGATTCGTATGAGCGGCTAGAACATCTTGGAGACTCGGTTCTCGGTGCCAGTGTTTCGACATATTTATCTATTCGGTTCCCTACTGAAAACGAGGGATTTCTTACCGACTTGAAAAAGGAAATCGTATGTAACGAAATGCTTGGTTCACTGAGTCAAACGATTGGACTTGATAGGTTCTACATCATGTCAAGACACAACGAGGATGTTTGTGGAGGCAGGACGAACTTAAAGAAACTCGGCGATATTTTGGAGGCGTTTATTGGTGCGTTGTGGACCGATACAGACCAGAATTTCCAAGTCGTGTATGGGTTCATTGTTTCGCTTATTGAGACTTACATTGATATTCCGAAACTGCTGTTGAATAACAGGAACTATAAGGAGCAGTTCCAAAAGATGTATCAGTTGATATTTCGGTTGACGCCGACGTATTCAATGATATCTTCCGATAACGGAAAATACACGATGGCAATCAAGAACGCTGAAGGTAAAATCGTGGGTCAAGGAACAGCTACGACAAAGAAATACGCAGAACAACTCGCAGCAAAGCAGGCAATTGAGTATTTCAGCTAATATTCATAGACGTACGCTGACGAGGAAGACGACGCACGAGAAGTTCACGCTGGGTTCCGCCAGCAGACATATTGTCCTCTCCTTCCTGAATACCTTCAATAGACCTCAAAAACTCGGCTACCTTTTGAGGTTCGTCTGCGAATGTCATAAGAAGACGAGTGCGGAGTTCGGAACGACGAAGAGGCGGACGACTGGTGCGAACACTTCGTGCAATCTTTCCACCACTAATCGCTAGAGGAAAGTTATCAAGGCCATTATCTCTCATAAACCCCAGAATGTTGGAAGATAGTTCTGCTTTTTGGCTATGAAGAGCCTTGATTTGATTACGCAGCTGACGCTCCTGATCATCCAGAGAAATCCATGTCTTCAGTGTGTCTTTGACTTGGTTCGTCGTGTTTTCGTCCATTTATTTACCTTCTTGCGTCGGTTCGTTGAAAGCCTTTTATTCTTACGATTTCGTCCAGCGGCGGCAATAGGTTCAAATGCCGTACGACTTCGTGGAGGAGCTGTGGATTCTGGGACTGGAACTGGAGCTGGAGCTGGAGGGGCAGTGGGTTCTGGGACAGGAACAGGAGCTGGAGCAGGAGGGGCAGTGGGTTCAGGAACTGGAGCTGGAGGGGCAGTGGGTTCAGGAACAGGAGCAGGAGCTGGAGGAGCCGTAGGAGCCGTATATTGCGGTAATAATGGTATTGGAGGTGTTTGGGGCAATGGCGGTAGTTCATATCTTGGAGGATTTTGAGGCAGTCTTGAGAATGGCGACTCTAGGTGAGTATACGGATTTAAAGAGGGAACATTCGTAGGATTCATTGCAGGAGCTGGTGTTCTTGCTACCTCCGTCAACTTATTCGTCACACTACTTATGTTTTCGCCAAGCTGATTTAGACTAGTATCAACCTGGGTTCTTGCGTCGGTAACTGTATTATTCACGGTATTTGATACGCTATTTATCGCATCTTCTATTAACAGCAATCCGCTTACAATATCGTAAGCGAGTTTTTGTCTATTAGCGTCAATTCTCGCAAACATACGGTTTGTTTCCATGAAGTTATCGGCAAGTACGCTTCCAAACGGAGGAGGAACAATGCGTAAATATGACTCAATCGCAGCAGCAAAGTCCATTCGTGTGAATGAAACTAACGCAACCATTGGCCACGCAATTGATCCAAATATTGCAGCCATAATGAGTCCAGACATACTCGCATACGGAATAGGTAATAATCCGAATGTAGGAGGAAGCATTGTTTGAATGAATTTTATGAGTGCCTTGGCTGCCGAAATCATTGTATCCAGTGCGGCACTCAATATGTTTCCGAAAATAGGAGTAGCTTCTAAATACTTTAAGAAAAACAGAAAGAAAAACAGAGTTTTCAACATCGCTCGTGCCTCAGGCGACGTAACCATATCCAAAAACGATACCATCTTTGGTCCTAGCCAATCATCGCCAATAGCATCTGGCAACCCTATGTTACCGATTTTCCCGACTGGGGTAGCGTATGGGATATTCGCACCTCCAACCTGTTTGTTCTTGAACTCTTCTAAGGCAGACTGAAATGAAGGGTCCCTGCGTAGTCCAAGTTCCAAGACCTTTAAGCGTTCATCAAAATCTGGTGGAAGGGGAACGTTGTTCTGTTTCAAAATATCCTTCACTCCCATTGTGCTTCTGCGTTAAAATTTTGTTCTAAAATAAAGAAGATGGAAGACCAAAAAGGAAAAATTCGTTGGAATTCGCAGATTGAAAGGATACTGTCCGAGGAAGGCGAGAGAGCCCTTTGTTATTCGTGGCTACATACTCAATCGCAAAAGAGGTATACAAACCTGAACAACTATATCGCGATCCCTACCATCGTATTATCGACTATTGCTGGAACAGCATCTATTGGGTCACAAGCTCTTTTTAATGACCCTGCGGCATCAAGTGTCGGTATTGGCGTTCTCAGTTTAACCGTGAGTGTATTGAACACTCTTGCGTCTCATTTTGGATGGTCAAGTCGCAAAGAGTCACATAGAATGACGTCGTCGGCATATTCAAAAATACACAGATTCATTATGATTGAACTTTCTTTACCACGTTCAGAGCGTATGGAGGCACAGGATATGCTCAAGGTCGTGCGAGACCAGCTGGACCGATTACATGAGAACAGCCCTCAAATCCCAGAGTCTGTCATTTCGGCATTCAAACGACAGTTTGGAGAATCTACGCCTGATATTAGCAAACCTGATATTACGAATGGACTTGACCCCATTTATGTCCACGTAGAAGGTCAATCTCCACCAATCACTGGACGGTTCACGATTAAAACTTCCAACGTCGGTCACACTCCAGACACGTCACAAACGTCGTCATTGGCTCGTCCGCTGATCGTGTCTGAAGCTGATAGTAATCACACTTCGTCTTCTTCTTGCAACTTGAGCACCACATAATAATACCTGCGTTCTGCTGATTCGAGTACAACTTCTTCTCTTGCTCAATGATTTTCTCAATCATCTCCTTCCATCGGGAAGGACACATGTCCATATACGACATCTCCGCTACATCTTTCAATCCAAGTTCGCCATTCTTGATTTTTGCAAGTAAGTTCTCGTCGTTCTGGACATAGCTGTTTCTGCCCATAATGTTCTCATACAAGGAGATGGAACGACTACGATACATATTCCAAAAGGTTCGGTTCGTCCAATCCACATCAATGCCTTCTTTCTTTGCTTTCTCAACAAGTGCCTGAAGAACATATAACTCAAACTCTTTTGACATATCTTCGGACTCAAATAGTTCTGTGAAGTTTGAAATGACCTTTTCACGAATCGCACAGTTCACAAAGACGTCGTTTGTTTTTACAGTCGTCGTCTTTGCCGACCGAATAACTGG